GCGTTACGCTGACCTTCACGGAGGGCCCCTCGGGGACGTCTTTCGTCGCTGGGGACGAGTACAGGTTCAGGACCACAGCACCAGCCATGACCACTACAGACCTGGTGGCCGCCCTGGACGCAGCCCTCGCAGATCCCCGCGAATGGGGCTTCGTGCATGTCGTGGGCACAGCGACCCCGGCTGTGGCCGCAGCCGTGGCCACCAAGATGGCGGAGGCTGAGACGAGGTACAGATTTGCGTTCGCTGTGCTGGAAGCTAGGGATGTCGCCCCCAACGAAACTCCCGCGCAATGGATGGCGAACCTAGTCAGCGAGTGGTCTGCGTTCGCCAGCACTCGCGTGGGGGTCGTCGCTGGATTTGGCGAAGTCATTAGTCCTATCACGGGGCGGCTGCACCGCAGACCCCTAGCGTGGTCATTCGCGGGGCGCCTGCAGCGCATCCCAGTACACGAACACCCTGGGCGTGTGATCTCCGGCCCTGTCCCAGGTATCACGCTGCTATACCACGATGAGCAGGCGTCCACAGGGCTGGATTCCCAGGGCTTCACGACGTTCCGGACCATCATCGGGTATAGAGGCTTCTATGTGACGAATGGGCGCATCATGGCCCCACCTGGCTCAGACTTCCAGTTCGTCGAACTACGCCGCGTCATGGACCTGGCATGCAGGATCGCACGCAACGCAGCGCTGCGCTTCCTGAACGAAGCAGTACGCATCGACCCAGCCGGGAACATCCTGGAGGCTGACGCCCAGGCCATCGAGCGCTATGTCGAGGGGCAGCTAGAGGCTGCTCTGATTGTACCTGGCCACGCTTCTGGTGTAGCTGTAAGGATCGATCGTGAAAGCAACTTGCTTTCCACGCGCACGGCGCGGATTACAGTTCGCGTGCGGCCGTTGGGCTACCTCAGTTGGATTGAGACCGACATCGGGTTTGTGAACCCGAAGCTGGTGGTGCAGGCGGCGTAGCGGGGGTGAACTGACATGGAATATCCGCTGATCAACGGGTTCAGGTATAGCTTCGCGTCCATCGAAGTCTCGGTCGACGGGCGCAAGATGATCGGGTTCCGCGAAATCAACTACAGGGTGCGCCGCGAACCTGGTGAGGTGCGCGGTGCGCACCCAGAGCCACTAGGTCTGACGCGCGGCGAGATCACATACGAGGCCGACCTGGTGGCATACGCCGAGGAGGCCGAGGAGCTGATCAAACAGCTGGGCGACGGATACATGGAGAAGCCCTTCGACATCACAGTTACCTACGCAGAAGAAGGGCAGCCCACCGTTACCGATCAGCTCCTTGGCTGCACGATCGTGCAGATCGAACGAGCGCACACACGTGGTACTGATCCGCTCGAGGTGAGGCTGCAGCTGAAACCTGCGCGCGTCAAGTTCTGGGGGCTCAATGCTATCAAGAAGCCCCTTGCGGGTACCGCATAGCGCGTGAGGTGTGGCGATGGATCTGGAAGAACTGAGAACCCGCTACGGCGAGGTGTTTGAACTGACCGCGGGCGACGTCACGGTATACTGTGTGCGTCCCCCTAGAGCTGCGTTCATGCGGTATGTGGCGCGCGTTCAGGATCGACAGAAGTTACTCGCTGCTTGCGAAGACCTTGTACGCGACTGTGCTGTTCATCCCACGGGCCAGGAGTTAGAGCAGCTCTTTGAGCGGTGGCCAGGGGCGACGTTGACCCTGGCGGTGAAGCTGGCCGAACTGGCGGGCGCAGCGGAGGAAGCCCGGGTAAAAGCGCTGTAGCCCTATATCAGGAAGCCGTGCGGTCCAGGGATGTGCTGCGCGCCGCGCAGCTGCTGTGGGCGTGGCGGCGTGGTGAAGAGGGACCAGAAGCTCTCGCGGGGGCCATGCTGGAAGCCGCGCACTATCTGGCACACGTGGGTGAGGGACCGTGAACCGCCTTCAGTGGTTCTTCGAGCTAGTGGACAGAGCGAGCGCCCCCGCGGAGCAGGTAGAGCGTAGCCTGTCTCGCCTCGAAGGGCGCCTGCTTAGTCTGCGCCGCATATCAGCCCAGGCCCCGGTGGTACTATCACGCGGGTTCCGGCTAGCGCAGGGGGCCATCGCCTCTGGGGTTGGTGCGCTTCGTGCCGCCCTTCGGACGCTAACCAGCCTCCCTGCCCTTATCACGGTTGGTGCTGTGGGGCTGACGGGGAAGTTCGTCTTGGACGCCATTGCCTTCCGCGAGAACACCGAGCGTGGGCTCGAGGTGGTGCTGGGCACGCGGCAGGCCGCAGAGGATCTGATGCAGCGCGCGCTGCGGTTCGCACGCATCACCCCGTTCGAGCCGCGCCCGATCATGGAGCTCTTCACGCGGCTTGCGATGTTCGGATTCAAGGCAGATGAGGTTGAACGTCTCGCTGCTGCGCTGGGCGACGTAGCCGCCCTGCGCGGGTTTGACCCTGACGTATTCAGACTTGGGGCGCTCGCTATCTCGCAGGTGGTGGCATCTGGGCGACTTATGGGCCAGGAGCTAATCCAGCTTGCCAACCTGGGGGTCTCGAAGGCGGCTATCTACCAGGAACTCGCCAGAGTATACGGCACAACGACAGACCGCATCCGCCAGATGCAGGAACAGGGACTCATTCCAGCTCGCGTGGCCCTGTTTGCCATCGTGGAAGCAATCCGGCGCACCGTGAGTGGCGGTGCTGCGGTGGGGGCTCTGATGCAGAGGCTCAGCACAACGTTGTCGGGGTTGTGGTCTACCGTTCGGGGGCGACCATTTGAGTTCCTGGTCTTATCTATCGATCCAAACCGAAACCGCGCAGTAGCGCGCATTCGAGAGTTTCTGCAAAACCTGGTTCAGCTAACGGATCCCGAGAGTCCGACCGGGCGCAGGCTCATGCAGGCAACCGGTCGGCTGGTCACGGCGGTACTCAATCTCCTTTTCGGCCCGCTCGCTGGCGCAACAGCGGGCGAGAAAGCTAGGGCCCTAGTAGATAGAATCGCGGAGCTGATTGAGCGCGCAGCTGCCTGGATAGAAACCCAGGGCCCGAGGTTCGTCGCTGGGCTGCTCGCGATTGCTTCAGCGTTTTGGATTGTTACGCGCGCTGTGCAGCTTCTCATACAGGCCTTCTCGGTGCTAGGCCGCATCGTGGGTGCTGTGCTGCGAATGATTGAGCTAGTAGTGAGGGCCGTGCGGTGGCTCGTGCAGGCCATCTTGTGGCTGGGGCGCGTTGGCGGGGCTGTGCTGCGAGCTGTGGCCAGGGTGGCAGGGCCAGCCGCACGTGCCTCTTTGGTGGGGCCACAGCAGCTGGCCACAGGAGCGGTTGTGGGCGGGGCGCTGGCGGGCGCTGCAAGACAGCACCCCGATGTGCTTACATGGTTGCGCACGCTGCCCTTGATACTACCCCTCGGCGTTGCCTATCAAGCCATGGCGAGGTTGCGGGGGCCACGAGCTGAGCGCCAGCAGGGTGCGCAAGTCTCTGTGTCTATCACGGCCCCGATCACGGTGAACGACGCATACGACGAACGCAGAGTGGCACAAACCATTCACTCGCAGCTCACGCGCACCCTAAACGAGATCGCAGAAAGCATCGCAGCACAGATCGGGGCCACGCCCCCGCCAGCGTTTGGGCGTAGGGTGGTGAGGTAGCATGTCTGGATTCGCCGCGCAACCAATACTCTGGCACAGGATGACGATCGACGGGGTGCCTGTGCCCGGCGTGGTGAATGTCCGCGGTGGACACGAGCGGCGCGAGGACGTGCTGGAGGTGCCTGGACAGGACGGGGCAGAAGTAACACACCTCGGCTTCGCCGGTGCAGAGTTCTTCGTCGAGGTCACCATGTGGACCGACGCGCACGCAGCCGCATGGCAAAGACTCTACCAGCGGGTTCGACCCAAAAAGGGGGAGGCCGCAAGGGCAGTATCTGTGCTACACCCTGCGCTGCAACAGGCGGGTGTGAGACAGCTCTATGTACGTCGCATCACAATTCCGGAGCACGTTGGGCATGGGGTGTGGAAGGCTGAGCTCGAGCTGGTAGAGTACGTCCCGAAGCCCCGGCGCAAGAAGGGCAGGGCCAGAGCTGTACAGACAGCAGGGCCAGATGTAGACCTGGGTCGGATCCCCGTGATTGCGCCTTCGCAGATTGGGCCGCCACCACCGCCTGGGAGGTAAACATGGTATAATCCCCGCCAGGAGCGCGGCATGCCCAACCCGAGGCGGAAGGGATCGGCGGGGGAGCGGGGGTGGGCTGCCCTCCTCCGCGAACTCGGCATAGATGCACGCCGGGGGCCACTCTCCGGGGCTGCTCCCGGTTGGGGGGGCGATGTGGTTTCTATGCTCCCCGGGGTGGGTAGGGTGGTTTGGCAGGTGAAGCGCAGGAAGGCGCTCCCGACGTGGATGGGCGTGGATAAGGCGGACGCAGTAGCCCTCCGCGCTGATCGCGGTGAGTGGTATGTCTTGCTGCCACCTGCCCTATGGAGAGCTCTGTTGAGGGGCCGGACGGACCATGAGTGAGGTGTTTCAGCTGTTTAGCCAGCTTGCCTTTCCCGCGGCTGTGGCCGCGGTGCTCATCTGGTGGCTACTCACGCGCCTGGAGGCTCGACTAGACCGCCTAGCTGACGGGGTTGAAAAGCTTGCGGCGCTGTTGCCAAGTCTTGCAGAGGCCTTACTGGCTCTCCAGCAGATCATGGCTTCTACCAACTCTCCCCAGATGAGAAGGAAAAGCCATGCGACGTCTAAGCGCAAAACTCGCTAGTGTTCTGCGCGAGTTGTATGAGAACGAGTGTGTGAGTGTGGCCCGGGTCGTTCTTCACGAGGGGCGTCCCGTGAAGGGGCTGTATGACCCCTCTGGGCCCTTCGTGCGTGTCAGCATTACAGCGCATGACAGCCTAGAGGACATGATCCGCACCGTGATCCACGAGGCGCTACACCACGCGGGGCTTTCCGAGGTGTGGATCGACGAGGCGCTGGATGAGGTCGCCATGCGGAGCAGAAGTTGCCATGGATTAGCATCTCTGATTCTGCTCGACGCGTTCTTCCGTTATCACAAGAGGAGGACCCGTGAAGATTCTAAGCGTAAAACTCGAGTGGGCCAGGCCAGTCCCAAGGCGCAGACGTGAGGACATTCGTTACATCGTAATGCACCACACGGAGTCCTCCCCTGCTGCAACCCCTCAAGAAATCCACGCCTGGCACGTGAAGCGCGGTTGGGCTGGGTGTGGGTATCACTATCTTGCCTACAGTGATGGCACAGTTTACGCGGCCAGGCCAAGCCTTTGGGTGCCAGCCTGTGTACATGGCTTCAACCGCCAAAGCCTGTGCGTAGCCGCGGTGGGACGGTTCAATGACTATCCTCCCAGCGAGCCGCACCTGCGAACTCTCGCCCAGCTGGTAACCAGGTTGCAACAGGAGTATCCCCAAGCAGAACTAGTACGCCACAAAGACCTAAACCCCACCATGTGTCCCGGCAATGCATTCCCGTGGAGGGCATTCCTAGAGGAGGTGAGTAGATATGGGGCGCACCGAGGCCGCGCTCGCTAAGCTAGGTGTTCCCGATCGCATCGGCGTGTTCGGAGGTGTACGTCGCCTGGTGGCAAAGATGCTAGTAGACCGTGCGCTGGAGGTGGGAGCGGCTACCTTCAGGAAAGAAGTAGAAGGGGTCGTCGCAGCGGTCCTAGAAGACGCAGGGGAGGTGCAATGATGGGTCTATTGCAGAAGCTATCTGTGGCGTTTCAGCTCGCAGCGCTGCTGGGCGCGGAGGTTTCCAAGCTGGCAACCCCGGGGGCCAACGTGACTATCCCCCCCGAGGGACTACCTGGGGTTCAGGTGAAAACGCAAGATGCTGACTACGAGCTGCGTATCGTGGTAAAGAGGACTCGATGAGCCCGCGCGGAAAGGCGTTAGCACTGATGGCAGTAAGGCTTCTGCGGGCTATCGACCGGAAAGCCTGGCAGGTGCACAGGGCACAACTCGCGCGGAGACCAAAATGGCGAAGACGCACAAGGTAACGCGGCGTAGAAAACGCCGCACTACCGCTACGACTAAGAGCAGAAGCGTGGAGCCCGCTGTCAGCACGCCCTGGGAGGGCCCGGGCGAACCGACGCAGACCGCGAGCGAGCCCAGTACAGACCCGGGTAGACTCTGGGCACTACTGGACGCGCTTGTGGATCTGTTTAGGCAGGTGGTGGCGGGAATCCAAGAACCAAAGCGTGCCACCGCTGCGGCTACTGTTGCGCGCGCCGCGGCAGCGCTGCTCAACGCGCTCGAGCCCAAACGCCGCGTGGAGCTGCTATTCAAGACTCCGGAATGGAAGCAGCTCGAGCAGGCACTAGCGGAAGCCCTGGCTCCATACCCGAGGGCTCGTGACGCGGTGAGTGCTGTGCTGCGCCGGCTTGCCAGGGAAGGAGAGTCATGATCCCCGAGGTTGCTCGGAGGCTGGCCCAAAGTATAGCGCGCCCACCAGTTGCAGAGCTGCCATTGGCAGACTTCATCCCAGCCGTCTCGCCTCGCCTGGGACGGCCAGACCACCTGCAACCCCTGGTTCAACTACTAGAAGAGCTGCGCACGCGAGAGGTTAGGGCGGTGGTCTCTATGCCGCCGCGTCACGGCAAGACCACCACGCTGCTGCACGCTATCGCCTGGCACCTGTCGCGCGACCCCTCGGTGCGCTGTGCATATGTGAGCTACGCAGCCGAGTTCAGCCGCAGCCAGTCGCGAAAGGCTCGCCTGCTGGCTCAACTAGCGGGCGTCCAGCTAGCCGAGGATGCCAGCCGTCTAGAGGAGTGGCGTACGACCGCTGGGGGCGGCCTCATCGCTACTGGGATTGGCGGCCCGCTTACGGGGCACGGAGTGGATCTGCTATTCGTGGACGACCCCGTGAAGAACCGGCTCGAGGCGGAATCCTCCACGTACCGCGAGAGGACCTGGGAATGGTTCACCGACGTAGCCCTTACCAGGCTCGAGCCGGGGGCGTCCTGCGTGGTAGTACAAACCCGGTGGCACGAAGACGATCTTGCTGGGCGCCTAGTCCGCGAGGGGTGGCAGTACCTCAGGCTCCCAGCCCTAGATGACGAGGGGCGCGCCCTGTGGCCAGAGCGGTGGCCTGTCGAGAAGCTCCTTGAAATCCGCAGAGCGATTGGCGAATACTCGTGGGCCAGTTTGTACCAGGGGCAACCGCGACCGCGCGGGGGAGCGCTATTCAACGGTGTCTGGACATACCGCGAATTGCCGCAGGGGCTGCGTTATGCGGTAGGCGTGGACTGGGCTTACACTGCGAAGACCAAAGCTGACTACTCTGCAGCTGTGGTCTTGGCTGCAGACCCAGAGGGCAGGTGCTACGTGATCGAGGTCCTGCGCAAGCAGGTGCGTGCGGATATCTGGCTTCGGATGCTCAGCGAGCTGCGAGCGCGCTACCCTCTTGCAGCGTGGCACAGTATCATTGCTGGGGCCGAGCAGGGAATTGTAGACCTTGCGGCCCGGGAGGGTCTAAGTATCCGCGCTTCGCGGGCTGTGGGAGACAAGTTCACGCGGGCCCAGGCCACGGCAGCTGCGTGGAACGCGGGTAACATCCTGGTGCCAGAGCAGGCAGTCTGGCTGGATGCCTTCTTGGGGGAAGTCCTGGGTTTCACGGGTGCCGGAGACGAACACGACGACCAGGTAGACGCCCTAGTTGCGGCCTACGAAGTCTTGCGTCCCGCGCAAGGATATGAGGCACTCACTATCCGCGGGAGGTGGTAGTTGTGCAGGAGCCCCATGTACGCACAATCCTGGAATGGAAACCTGCCGATTTACGAAGCGCGCTAGCGCTCTCTGAAGCCGGGAACCTACAATCTGCTTCAGACCTAAGCGCAGCCATCATGCGAGATGACCGCGCAGGAGCAGCACTCAGCGTCAGAGTCATAGGAATGCTGTCCCTGCCCCTATCGTTCACGCCCGCAGACGAATCTGATCGCGCGCAGGAGGTGGCTAGCACCCTCAGCGAGGATTGGGATGTTATCGCGCAGGGCCTGCCGCAGGTTCTGTCGTGGGCCATCATGGTGGGCGTGGGCCTGGCTGCGGTGGAATGGATGGATGGGGCAAGGCGTATACCTAGGCTGCACCCGTGGTCGCCCAGATGGTTGCGATGGAGCGAGAACCAATGGTGGCTAGAGCTACCGGGTGAAGGCAAACGTTCCGCGAAGCCCCCCGATTGGCTGATTGCTATGCCCTATGGCGAACACGCTCCGTGGCGCCATGGCGCATGGCAGCGGTGCGCGATTCCGTGGTTAGTGAAGGCATACGCTGTCCAAGACTGGGCACGCTATAGCGAGGTACATGGAACGCCCGCTAGGATCGGGCGTAAGCCACCAGGTGCAAGCCGCGAGGAAGCCGACAAGTTTGCTCGCGACCTACAGCAGCTGGGGACAAACACCTCGATCGTACTACCCGAGGGGTGGGACCTTGAGCTGCTGGAGGCCAAATCTGCCACCCACGAGACCTTCCAGCAGCAGATCGAATGGGCAGACAGGGCGCTGACTATCGCCATACTAGGACAGCACCTCACGACGGAGGTAAAGTGGGCTAGCCTCGCCGCAGCTCGCGTTCATGAGGCGGTACGTGCTGACCTGCTCAGGGCAGACGCAGAGGCTGTAGGGCGCATGCTACGTCACACCGTCCTCGCTTGGTGGGCGGAAGCGAACTTTGGAGACGCCACGTTAGCGCCCTGGCCCGTATGGGACACCGCACCACCAGGTGAGGCGAAGGAGCGCGCGCAGCAGCTGTTTGAGCTGGGGCGCGCGGTTATGATGTGGGCCCAGGCCGGGGCTCCGCTTGATCTTGCCACTATCGCGGAGCGTGAGGGCGTGCCCCTGCAGCAACGGCAACAGCAGCAGGCTCCGGTCCCTGCGCGGCGGGTCGTGCGCAGCCCTGGTGGGGCGAGCGGCTTCGTAGCAGGGCAGGTATACGCAGACCAGCTCACAGAAAACGCATCCAAGCAGTCCATGACAATCTTCCGCCAACACCTGCGTGACATCACAGAAGCAGTAAACGCAGCACAAGACTACGAAGACCTACGTAGTAGACTACTGACCCTGTTCGGTCAGATGGACCCCACAGTTTTGGCGGAGATCGTGGAGCGCAGCATCATTCTCGCTGAACTCGCGGGGCATTGGGCGGTGTGGAAAGACCATGGCAGCACCCAGCGCGAGCCCTGAACGATTCGACGAAGATGTGCGTTGGTTCCGGGCTCGGATACCCATGACCGACCCGGAGTGGCGCGTGCTGGAGTATCGCGCGCGCAGAAAGGCGTTTTGGGTAGCGGGAGTAGCGCAACTTGATGTTGTGGTTGATGTTTGGGAAGCCATCGACCGTGCGCTAGTGCAGGGCACGACCTATCAGGAGTTCAGGAATCAGGTTCTAGAGAGGCTAGTTAGGGCTTGGGGTGGAGTAGAGCCCCCAGGGCGAGTAGAGGTCATTTTCCGTACCAACGTACAGCTCGCATACCAAGCAGGGCGGTGGCGTCAGCTTAGGTCTCCCGCTGTGCTGACTAGTCATCCATACTGGATGTTCGACGCGGTACTAGACGTGCGCACCTCGGAGATCTGCCGGGCGCGGCACGGTGTCACGCTTCCTGCTAATCACCGGTGGTGGCGTTCCAATTACCCACCGCTGCATTTCAATTGCAGGTCTGGCGTGCGTGCTGTCACTGAAGAAGAGTATGCACGCACTCCGGATGGGCGCAGGCTTCCCCCCACAGAAGCCGAGGCGCCGCAGGAGGGGTTTGGGTTTACACCCGACCTACAGGAGTGGATGCCGGATCCAACGAGGTATCCCCCCGAGCTGTGGACCATGCTGGAGCAGAAAATCGCCACGCTGTGACCCGGCCACCAGGCTCGGCTGGGCGAGCCACCGAGAGGCCTGAGGGTTCCTGGCCCCCGGGGCCCAGGGGGCCGCTCGGGACTCCGGATGACCGGGATACCGATGGGGTGGGCGAAAGAGGGCCCTCCTGGGCCCCAGAAGGGGCCTCAGGAGGGCCGCCTAGACTCTAGATAGCCGCCCCACCAGAGGAGGGGCTCCTGGGGCCCTCCAGGGCCCCAAGTCAACTACCCCATAGCTAAAGCCAGGGGCTTGCACCTAGCCCGCTTGCGCGGGCTGGCACGATAGGCCGGTTGACAACGGCCCGCCAGCGGCAGGCATGCCACCACTGGCAAGGTACTTCCGGGCGATGTTTCTGGCAGCGTTGAGATCGGCGTTGAGCTCGAACCCGCAAGCCCGACAGAGGAACCGCGACTGGGAGCGTCGATTGGAGCGATGGACATAACCGCAACGGGAACAAGCTTGGGATGTGCGGCGAGGGTCGATACCCACAACCCTGCACCCCCTGGCCCCTGCCTTGTATGTCAGGAACGCCCTGAGCTGGGCAAAGCTCCAGGAGTGCAGGCGGCGGCGCGACTCCCTGCCACGCTGCTTGGTGCGGGTGCGGATGTCCACCAAGTTCTCCACCACAATCACGGTGCCGGGCTGGACGGAATCGACAATGCGCCGGCTCAGAACGTGGTCGCAGTCGCGCCGGAAGCGGTTGACCTTCCCGGCCAGCCTGCGGAGGTGTCGCTTGGCCGAGCGGGTGCCTTTGCGCTGGAGGCTGCGACGGAGCCGGAAGTACCTGCGTTCGATCTCCTTCCAGCGACGTTCCCCGAAAAAGCGGTTGTTGGAACAAACAGCAGGGCGCGAAAGGCCCATGTCCACCCCAACGACATCACCAGACGGCTGAAACTCCACATCGGGGACGGTGACGACGACGTGCAGCCAGAACCGCCCCTTGCGGTAGACCAGGTCGGCGCTGTCGAGACCGACGGCCTGGTCCAGAATGCCCTGGGCGTGCGGGTCAATAGCGAGCGTCACCTTGAGCCGCCCCGCCACGGAGGCGAGGCCCACATAGCCCTTGGGGGCGCGAAGCGTATAGGTGCGGGCGTCGTACCGAATAGAGCACCGGCGGCTTCTCGGCTGGGACGCCTTCCTCCCACGCCTTGCGTGGGCAAGCACACTTCTCAGCGCCTCGCGGGCGCGCTCCCTGGCAGCGATCACAAGCTGGGACGGGAGCGCTGGGAATCGCTCGCGCAAGGCGCGATAGGTGGCATGGTGGAGCCGGACGCCGTTCCTCTCCTGGTGCTGCCAGCCATACGCGCACACGGCGTTGAAGCATTCGGTGTGCTGGCGGAGGGTTTCCAGGAGCGCGCCCGCCTGCTCGGGGGTCGGTACCAACCGGAGCCTGATCGTCCGCCGCACGCTCATATGCTACCATATTTCACGAAGGGAGGGAAGGCGGCACTCCTCCCCGTGCCTGAGGGCAGGGGTCTCCGCGCTGCCGCAGTCCGATGACCCCAGAGCCGAGACCGGCCTGGAGCGGTCCCGGGAGCCCGAGGCCTCGAACACCTGTCCCATATTGACAACGCCGCGCGAATCTGCTACACAAAGACCAGAAAGACACGGGAGGAGGGGATGAAAATGATGGTGCGAGTTCGAATCCAGGTCAGCACCCAGGGGTCCGGCGAGACTAAGGCCTGGTGGTCTCGTCACGCTGGCCTCCGCGCGGTTGGCGAGGGTTCGGATCGGCGGGTTGTGGCCGACGGGGAGCCCTCGTGGCTCCCTCGGGTCAGGGACGGAGAGGCCTGGATCGACCTCCCTGCGGGCACGGTCATCCGGGCCGGGGCGTCCCACATGTGGCGTAGCATGCACGCGAGGGTGGCCTCCCCTGCCCTCATCGTGGAAGAGGGGAAGGAGTGGACCGCCGAGGACCGGGACCTGTCCCGCCAGGTCCGTGTGACCGTCACGGGCGCTCGGGTGGCGACTTTTCGGGACCTGAACGCTTCCCCCAGCGAGCCCAGCCCGCTCGCCGCGTACGGCGACGAGGAGCTGGTAATGGAGCTCGAGCGGCGCGGATACCTCGTGCTCCGTGCGACAGCAGACGTGGAGGCGAAGTAGGCGCCCCCGTGGGCTAAATTCCCAGAGGAGGTGGGGATCATGGAATACGTGGGAAGGGAGAGGAAGATCCTGAGCTACTCCCCGGAGTATCCGGCCCACCAGGTGCCGCCAGCTGAGGAGGAGTTCAGGGATACGCTGTACTGGCGGGATGGCTACCCATTCTCTCGCGCTACTGACGACTGCCACGTTTTCGAGACCCTGTACCGCCTCCCCGGGGGGCGGGGGATCGTACGCCAGTTGGTCCGCAACCACGGACACCGCTCCTACTGCTGGTTCGAGGTTTCCGAAGAGGAGGCCCGCGCCTGGCTCGAACGCTGCGGCTACACCGGTGCCGGACAGGTCACTACGCGGCGCTGCGTCTTCTGTGGTGGCACGGATGGGCTGGAGGTTCCTGATGTCGAGAACGTGTGTGTCTCCTGCATTCGGGTAGGGGCTCTCTGGGGCCTGTGGGACCCCAGAAAGGCCCTCCTGGAGCCCTAGGAGGCCCGCGCCACAGCAGACGCGGGGGCGCAGTAAGCGCCCCCAGCAGGAGGTGGGGATCATGGAAAGGAAAAGGTGCCAGCTCTGCGGTAGTCTTCGTTTTTGCCTTCGGCGAAACGGGACCACACAATGCCTCGCCTGCGCCCTAGAAGACATTTCCTTCCTCTTGAGCGACCTCGGAACAGACATTGGGGCACTAAGGAAGATCGCTAGTGCCGGGGCCCACGTGGTTTCCACGCGACCCTGCGCCTGCGGTCGCGTGGGGGCCCTGGATGAACCCTATTTGGGTAGCATTTGCGCCTTCTGCATTGGGGAGGTTCTTAGCAGAAGGCTGGAGACCATTCGGGGAAGACTCCGGGCCGTGCTCCAAACCTGCGCTTACTGTGGCGATACCGCAGCATGCCTATGGGCAGATCAGCTACCCATGGGCGAACTCTGTGCTTCGGTTCAGGCGAAAATCTGGCAAAGCAAAAAGCTCCCCACCTCACAGGCCTAACGTCTTCCCCGCAGCGGGCCCGGTGGGGGGCTCCCCACCGGGCCCCAGGTCAGAACCTGAAGACAGCCCTGGCCCGGACTCGCGACCGGGTCTCAGGGCTTCCGGGAGGAGGGGGATGGGGATCATCACTATGATACCCCATTTTCGTCCCGAAGTCAACCGTCCGCGTGTGCGCGGCCGCCGTATAATGTCCATGAGAGTCCTTCCACTAACGGCCACAGCTGGGGGGGGGGTTAGATGAGAATCCGGTGCGCGCAGCAGGATCTCAAGCGGGCCATGAACACGGTCATCCGTGCCACGTTGTCGCGTACTAGCATGCCCATCCTGGGGAACGTGCTGCTGGAAACCACGGAGCAGGGGCTGCAGGTAGCCGCCACGGACCTGGAGCTAGGGGTGCGTACAGAGATCCCCGCCCAGGTGGAACGCGGGGGGCTGGTAACGCTGCCCGCGCGGCTGCTCTCGGAAATCGTGGCATCCCTGCCCCCGTCGGCGGTCGAGCTTCGAGTGAAAGAGGGGACCGCTGCTGCGGAGATCACGTGTGAGCGCAGTAGCTTCGAGATCCTGGGGCTGCCCGGGAGCGACTTTCCCAGGATGCCGGACGGAGACGTGTCGTGGGTCTGCGAGTTGCCGGCGAGCGTGCTGCGGGCCCTCATCCGGTCCACCCTGTTCGCGGCCGGCACGGACGCGGCCCGTCCTTTCCTGACAGGGGTGTACGTCACCGCGGAGGAGGGGGCGGTGCGGTTCGTCGCCACGGACGGGGGGCGGCTGGCGGTCCGCAGGGCCCCGGCCACGGTGCAGGGGGCCCTGAGCGTCATCGTGCCGAGCAGGGCCATGCAGGAGCTGGGGCGTCTCAGCGCAGGATCCGAGGGCACGGTGCGGATTGGACTGGTGGACAACCAAGCGGTGTTCTCCCTGGGGGGCGTACGGGTTACTTCGCGGCTGGTAGAGGGGCAGTTCCCCAACTACCAGCATGTGATTCCCCAGGAGTTCAAGCAAAGGATCCGCGTGGGTACGGAGCTGCTGCGTGCGGCGCTACGGCGGGTGTCCATCACCGCGCGGGGTTCGAACACCGTGGTACAAATGAGCGCCCAGGCAGGCGTACTCCGTCTGCAGTCCAACACGCCGGAGGTAGGGCGGGCCCAGGAGGAAGTCGAGGTAGAGGCCTCGGGCGAACCCATGGAGGTGGTGTTCAACGCCCGCTACCTGCTCGACGCCCTCTCTGTGCTAGAGAGCGCAGAGGTTTGGCTGGAGCTGACCGGTCCGTTGTCTCCGGGCATTTTGCGACCCGCAGACGACCCAGACTACGTGTACGTGGTCGCACCGGTGCGCGCGTACAGGTGAGAGGCCTGGGCCCGCGAGCCCGCGGGCCCAGGCTGCCGCCCAGGGCCCCCTGGTCGGCGGCACTTATTCTGAATCACGGTTTTTGTTCTATCAGTACTCTCTAGGCTATTCCAGGGCCGACCGGGGACGGCCGATCCCCCCATGCGGTCTCAGTTAGCCCCCTTCCGGCACCGTGCTAGGAGCGTTTCCTCCACACACCGTCGCCCCACGCTGCCTTCCGGATACAGGGCCGCCAGGGCACGGCCGGCGCGGCAGAGGAAGTCCTCGAAGCTCTCGCCGCCCGAGAGGAGGCTCTCCGCTTCCCAGTCGTAGCGGTCGCACCGCTGGAGCCACGCGCGGGCCTCCTCAGGCTCGATCTCGAACCAGTAGTGGTAGCGGCGCCGGGGCCCCTTTCTCCACCGGTGTACGATCCACCGCCCCTGCCGGGTGTGGAAAAGCACCTCGAACACGCCGGGCTGTCCGGTGGCCAGAGAGTAGACCCGCCGTTCCTCGGGGTTCCATACCACTGCGTCCCGGAACCACGTCTCTGCCCGCGGCACCTGAACGGGGTACCGAGCACGGCGGCTCAGAATCTTCCTCTTCTTCCGAAAGTACTCCGTCGTCTCCCCCTTCTTTTCCTGCAGCCTAGCCCACCTCTCATAGTCCATTTCCGATCCCTCCTCCCTGGTCTTTTCTGGGCTTTATGTAGCACGGTGGGACGGGATTGTCAATGTGGAACAGGCGTTCGGGCCCTAGGGGCAGGTGTGACGGTGTGACGGTTTGTGACGGATGCGTGACGCTTTGGGGGGTCGGCTGAAACCCGCGTCCTGCTTGGGTTGTGACGGTTGTGACGGTTTCAAACCGTGGGGAAGAAGGAAGTATTATCACAGGACCCCACCTCTCTGGGGCGCCCGAACTCGTCCCCACCCTAATTTCCCTTGACACCACGCAGCCGCCACGGTAGCATTGTGGCGAAGGGCGAGATTTTTCAGGGGGTGGCCTGGATGAAGGAGGACCGTAAGGTAGGGGTGAACGTCCGCTTCGACCCGGAACTCCACGACCGCCTGCGCCGGGTGGCCTTCGAGCAGCGGAGAAAGCAATCCGACATCCTTCGAGAAGCCCTGCGGGAGTATCTTAACCGCCTGGGGTACATGCCGAAAGGGGGTGAGGGAAAGCCCTGAAAAGCGCTGGGCCCGGTGGCCCCATCACCGAGCCTCAAGCACCAGCTCCGGATAGAAAGGGGGATTAACTTGTCAGCACCCATTATACCACATCCGCGTCCCATTGAGCTCGTGTTGGGCAGGCTGAGGAGCGCCCGTCGATCCGGGAACGGGTGGCTAGCCCGGTGCCCTGCCCACGACGACCACGCCCCGTCCCTGTCCATCGCGGAGGGGCCGGACGGGCGGGTACTCCTGCGGTGCCACGCGGGCTGCGAAACGGAGGCCGTGGTGCGGGCCCTAGGGCTGGACATGCGCGACCTGTTCCCCACCACGCAGCCCGAGAGGCCGGCGCAGCGCGAGCGCGGAGCGGGGTCCGGATCAGGACCGCGCCGCAAGCCGCGCACCACTCGCTATGAGCTTCGCGACCCGGAGGGCCGACTGGTGGCCGTTCACGTGCGCGAAGACGGCCCGCAGGGAAAGAAGCTGTGGTGGGAGCGACCAGATGGGCGTCGCGGGCTCGAGGGTTTGCGTGTGGCCGACCTTCCGCTCTACGCTGTGGATCGTATCGCTGCGGCTGACCGCGCGATAGTCGTGGAAGGCGAGAAAGCTTGTGAAGCTCTGCTGCGTCTCGGCCTGCCCGCGGTCGGGACCGTGACAGGAGCAGCCTCGACACCGGGCGACGAGGCCCTGCGGCCGCTCCTAGGACGCATGGTCTATCTTTGGCCCGACAACGACGACCCAGGAAGAGCCCATATGGAGCGGATCGCCCGACGGCTGTACGCGCTGGGTCATGCAGACACCCGATGGATAACGTGGCAGGAAGCACCGGAAAGCGGTGACGCTGCGGACTTCGTGGCTACAGGCGCTACACGCGAGGACGTAGAGCGCCTCTTGGAGCGGGCCGCCCGGTGGAAGCCCCCGGAAGCCCCAGACGGGTCAGAACTCCTGCGCGACCTAGAGCGGTGCTTCTCGCGGTACGTAGTGCTCCCGCCCGGAACGCCGCTCGTCCTGGCGGCATGGACGCTGTGCACGTGGCTCGTGGACGTCTTCGAGATTACGCCCTACCTCGCTATTACATCTCCCGAAAAACGCTGTGGGAAAACGACCCTCCTGGGCCTACTAGGATTCGTGGTCCGCGAGCCGCTGGCGACCGCGAACATCAGCGAGGCTGCGCTTTTCCGAGTGGTTCAGGAGCTACGCCCAACGCTCCTGATTGATGAGGCTCAACAACTACGTGATCGTTCTGAGCGCTCAGCGGCCCTTCATGATCTTCTTGCGGCGGGCTATGTCCGCGGTCAGCCGGTGTACAGGGTCGCGAAGACCGGTGACGGGTTCCGCGTGGAGCGCTATGATGCCTTCGGTTTTAAGGCCATCGCGATGATTGGGAATCTGACGGACGTTCTCGCGGATCGTAGTATTGGAATCCGCATGTACCGGCGCGCACCACACGAGGCTGTGGCGCGGTTCCGCCGACTCCAGGTCAAGGCTGAGACTGCAGGGCTTCGGGAACGCCTGGAGGCGTGGGCACTAGCGAACGAGGCGCGGGTTCGAGAGGCATACCTGCGGGTAGAGCCACCTGCCTGGCTGAATGATCGGGCTTCCGATAACTGGGCGGCCCTCTGGGCGGTGGTGGAAGTAGCGGACCCATCCCGGCTCCCCGAGCTAGAGTCCGCGGCTCGGTCCCTGGAGGGCGACCAGCAGGATCTGGACCGGGAGTCGCTAGGGGTCCGGCTTCTCGGGGACATTCGCAGGGTTTTTGATGAACAGGGTCTAGACCGACTCGAGACTACGGTTCTGATAGAAGAGCTCTGTGAAGACGAATCTGCTCCATGGGGGGACTGGCACGGCCGCAGGCTTACCCCCCAGGCGCTGGCCCGGCTCCTCCGACCCTTTGGGATTGCCCCCTGCAGGTGGCGAGAGGGGGAGCGGGTGGTCCGGGGGTATGCCAGGGAGGCGTTCCTGGATGTTTTCTCTAGATACCTACACTCGGAACCGTCACAACCGTCACAATCCAGTCAGGACGCGGGTTTCGGCGATTCTCCGGAACCGTCACAGAACCGTCACAAACCGTCACAGGACGGGGAACCGTCACACACCCCCGGGGGGTCGCCAGAGGACGATCCGGGGGTTGACCAAAGGGATACCCCTATGGCCGCCCAAAAGGATAGCCCCCGGATCGGCCAGGAGGACAACCCCTGGGATGACCAGGAGGACAGCTCCTGGGTGGAGGACGGCGCGGACGGTGCCACGGCTTCTAGCAATATAGACGACACATGGGAAGATGACCCACCGATGGGCGATGAGAAGTGGACGTGGGATGTGTCGGGTCGCGGGGCGCTAGAGGAGGCAGTGGACCTCCTGCGGGAGGCCCTGGCCGAAGGACCGCGAACGGCAAAGGAGATCCGGCGGGAGGCCCGAGAGGCCGGGATAGCCGACAGGACGCTAGCCCGTGCCAAAGCTATACTGGGCGTCAAGTCCAGGAAGACCACGGGGGGTGGCCCCTGGACGTGGGAGCTAGACGGCCCCCCGGCCATGCACGACCAAGGATGCCAAGGATGCCAAGAGTGCCAACATGGCATTCTTGGGGCCGATAGGGGTAGCCCTCCGCCCGACCAAGAATGCCAAGAACCCCAGGGGGGCACCCTTGGCAATCTTGGCATCCTTGCCCCCTCAGAACCAGACCAAGGATGCCAAGAATGCCAACCCGGCACCCTGGCAGAGGGTAGCCTTCCGCCCGACCAAGGATGCCAACTTGGCAATCTTGGCATCCTTGCCCCTGAGGGCGAGGGGGGCGCCCCTCTAGAGGGGGGAGGCTCGGAGCCTCCAATCGCCCAGGTCACCGGGCCCTCGGAGGACGGGGCCCCCGAGGCACCTATCCCGTGGCCAGGGCCCCGGGGCGGGGAGGAAAGTGAGGGCGAAGAGTGGGCGTGGGACGTGTCGGGTAACCGCCTCCCGCGCGGTGGTGTGCCCCCAGGATTCGGCGCGGCATGCCGTCCTCGCCCAATCCCCGATGAGGTGGCTACTGAGGTCAGGAGGATCGAGGACGTCGCTATTGACCTGGGATGGACGCCAGAAGAGCTGTGGCAGACCGCCGGGTGGGTGTCCGAGCTGGGCCTGGCAGCATTGATGAACCCTGGCGACCGGGTGGAGGAGGTGACGGCGGGGTACATCGCCATCCGGCTGCGGGATGGTAGTCGAACGCGGTTCTACCGGAGGCCAGCTCGCGGTCCTGGCGGCCGCGGACCCTCTTGACACAGGGGACGGAGCGTGCTAATACTAGCACAAAACAGACGGGAGGTGGAACATGTTCTCCGGACCAGAACGGCCCCCGGGGGGATACTGGAGTATTGAGCAGCTCGCTCGCACGCTGGGCGTGAGCTACTCAACGGTAAGGCGCTTGGCGCAGAGCGGTCATATTCGTGCCATCCGCATCAGGCGTTTATGGCGCATTCCGGATGAGGAGGTGCAACGCGTCCGCGAAGAGGGGACCAAGCGCTGATAAAACAGAAAAACAGGGAGGAGGGGTAACAATGTCTATCCAGCCAGCGCAGGACGCTCTGGCTCCTGTGCAGGAGCCGGACCAGGTGTTGGAACTCGCGCACCGGGCCGCACGGGCTCTGGTGCGAGCCGTGTCGCAAAATGAGGCTCAGTATGTAGTTCAGCTGGGCCAGAACCGGCATTTACGCTTCGAGGCATGGCAGACACTAGGCGCGTTCTTCTCGATGACTGCGTCGATCGAGTGGACGCGTCCAGTTGAAAACGGCTGGGAGGCCCGTGCAGTAGTGCGCCGTGGTGATCACGTTGTGTCAACAGCGGAGGCCCAATGCACCGCAGACGAACCAGGCTGGAGCGCGAAGCCCGGGTTCCAGCTGCGCTCCATGGCGCAGACCAGGGCCGCAGCGAAAGCACTTCGCCAGGCCCTCGCGTGGGTAGTGGTGCTGGCAGGCTACCAGCCCACGCCTGCCGAGGAGGTGGAGGGAACCGTCGTTCATCCCAACCATGCTCCCGCAAACACCCCCATGGCGCCGCCTCAGAGTCCCGCTGTCACAAATGCGCAGCTGCGAGCGATTTGGTCGCGTTGGCGAGAGCTTGCGAAGGAGGGTGGTTTTGAGCCTAGCGCGGATGCAATCCGCGCTTTGGTGCGAGCCCGCTACGGCGTCGAGCACTCCCGGGACCTCACGAGGGCCCAGGCCAGCAGGCTGATCGACTTTTTGTACTCTTCCACCCCGCAGGAGGTAGCCCAGGCCCTGAAGGAGGCACAAGGTGCGACTCAGCCCGTCTTCAATTCAGACGTATAGACGCTGCTCCTTGCAATACTTCTTCGCGTACATCGCCCGCGTGCGCCTGAAGCCCGCTGGGGCAATCACACAGGGCAGAGCCGTACACCGCGGGATTGAGGTCGCCCTGCGCGAGAAACAGCGCGCGGGCGACCTCCCCCCGCGGGATGTGGTGCAAGACGCGGCGATGGAGGAATTTGACCGCCTGGCCGAGTACACCTGGTGGGAAGCACCCAGGGAGGCCGAGACGCTGCGCGAGGAGACTCCACGCCTAGTAGGCCTTCACTACGACCGCGTGGCCCCCGAGATTCAGCCCCTACTGGTGGAACACCGTTTCCAAGCCCAGGTGGGAAGGGTGGAGTTGGAGATGGTGGTCGATTGCGTGGAGAGCATGGGGGACAACTCGGGGGCGCGCATACGGGACCATAAGGTTTCGCGTCGTAGGCTTGCTCCCGAACAGATCCAAACTGACCTCCAGCTCGCTGCATATACGGCCGGGCTGGAGCAACAAGGATATCAGGTCGAGGAGGTCCGCCTGGATCGCCTCCTGGCGCTGAAGAGCCCCGAAGTCGAAACGCACACTCTCCCTCGCAAACAGGTCAACACCCAGCGCCTGGCGTGGGTGACCCATCAGGTGGCGGGAGGGATCGCGTCGGAGGTGTTTGTGCCGGCAGACGACATCAGGGTTTGTGGGTGGTGCGGGTATCGCCCCATCTGCTGGGACCGCGCATGGTGGCGCTACCTGGAAGATCCAGAGCTCGCGCGCCGCGCCGCGCGTGACTACCTGGCGGGGAGAATGCAGGAAGAAGAGGATGGAGACATTGTGGAGGAGTGGTGACCATGGAGAAGGTACAATGCAATTCTTGTTCCAATCTTCGTTACTGCCTGCATCTAGACGATGAGGCAAGATGTCTCGAATGTGCCCTGCTGGACATTTTGCGCCTTTTGAGGTGGGTCGCAGATGACATTAAAGCGCTCAGGGAAGTCGCATCACGCCGCGTCCAAGCCGGAGGATCCATGACACGGCGCTGCGTCATCTGCAATCACGCGGGCGCGTTGGAACTGCCCTACTGGGAGAACATGTGTGTCTTCTGCATCGCGTATGGCCTTAACTTGAGGCTAGAGTCTATTCGCCTGGGAATCAAATCTGTACTACAAACCTGCGCGAACTGCGGCAGGGCAGCCGCGTACTTGTGGGCAAACCGGTTGCCGTTGTGTGGTCGGTGTGCCGAGTCTGCGGAGTTGGAAGCTGAGCCCAGCGGGGAGCTCCCCGCTGGGCCCCAGGCTTAGCGTTTCTCCTTCTCTGGCGGAGAGATTACAGGAGGAAGATCCCCTTGGGAAGGAGCGGGGACCATGGAGACGGGAATCATGAGCGTTGGCGGCCTGGATGTGGTGAGCGGGGTCTTCACGGTCCCCCGGCTGGGGGTGCCAACCGCGATGCTCCGTCTGGCCCTGGCCCCTAACGAGATGCCCCGGTTTTCGGCGGGAGACGTTGTGCCTGTGGTGATAGAGCTAGATGGTGTACAATCACGGTGGGCTATGACCTGTGCGCGGATCGGGCAGGATATGGGCGCCTGGCGGGTCTTGGTGGTGGGTGGGGCGGGCCGCACGGCTAGGTGGCTGGAGCCCAAGTACTACCAGCAGGCCACCGCAGCCCTGGTGTTTTCGGACGCATGCCGGGAAGCGGGGGAGACCCCCCATGTGGGCGATGGTCTAGATATGCAGCTGGTACGCTGGACCAGACCGCGCATGGCCTGCTGGGAAGCCCTGGAAGCCCTGCGCCGGTGGCTAGGGCCGCGCTACACCTGGCGGGTCCTGCCCTCGGGAGAGTTGTGGATGGGGCTGGAACAGCCCAAGGCCTACCCCCGCGAGAACGATCTAGATTGGAGTGAGGACGATCCCGCTACTGCCAGGGTTGAGTTTCGGCTGACCCCGGATCTGCTGCCAGGATATCTGCTGTCTGGTAGTCTAGTAGAAGAAGTTCGCCACGTAATTGGGCCGCGCCCGCGAACGGAGGTGGTGCTGGGGCCGTGGAGCGGCTAGTTACTGCCATCGGTCGGTTGGTGGAGCGCGGCTCAGCCGGCTTTTACGCGGCGTTATATCCTGCTGTTGTGCTCCACGATCACGGCGACCACCACGTGGATGTACGCCCACTCGACCAGAACATGCCCAGTATGGTCAGAGTGCCCTATTGTGTGCCGATCCCTGGCGCGCGCTGTCGTGTGAAGCCCGGAGGGGTGGCGCTCGTAGCATTCGAAGAGGGTGATCCGTCCCGTCCGTGGGTTGTAGCCTGGGAGCACAGCGAGCTAGAGTTCTTGCGGCTGGCCGCCGGTGCGGCTGTGATCGAGCTGGACTCTCCTAGCGGGGAGGTGCGAATCAACCCGTGAGTCAGGTAGTAAGGCTAGGCGACAGCTCGAGTCATGGTGGTACGGTGATTACGGCGAGTAGCAGGGTGCGCGTGGGAGGTGTGCTGGTAGCCCGCGCGGGGGATCTACACAGCTGCCCCGTACCGGGGCACGGCATCACCGCTATCACGACCGGTGCTGCGCGCTGCAGGGTGGGGGGAAGCCCAGTAGCGCGCGACGGCGACGTTGTAGGCTGCGGCGCTGTGCTATCGGCGAGCCAAGCTAGAATGATTGTCGGAGGCTAAGCGGTGAGCCTGAACATTCACGTGTCCCTCACACAACACAGCGGGGAGCTGCAATTTCTAGGGCATGACCTCACGGCTGTGCCCGACCTGGAGCCAATGGTTCATGGGGGTATGCCCAACCTAGCGGAGGCCATCATCAGGCGCCTGACTACACCACGCGGGGGCTTGTTCTACGATCCTGACTACGGCGTGGACCTCCGAAGATATCTGAACGAAGCAGCCACCGAGGAGGTTCAGTTTGAAATCGCACGCCTGGCAGAGGAGCAGGCCGAAGAAGACCCCCGCGTGGCCAGAGCAACAGCCGAGGTGTCGTTCGAGCCAACCACGAGGACACTTACTGTGCACCTCACCCTCGAGCTAGCAACTGAGCCCAGCCCACTCGTGACCGAGGCGAGTAATGTAACCGTGGAGGTGCTCCGTGCTGCGTGATCTCTTGCGTCCCACCAGCCCAGACGAAGAACTCCAAGCCCTGCTCTCGCGGCTAGCCCAGAGGGGCTTCCCCGTGACGGATTGGCACTCTGGCGGTGTCGCGCGCACCCTGCTGGAGGTCTACGCGCAAATGGCTTCTGACCTGAGCCACCTGGCTGTACGCATCGCAGAGGGCGGGTTCCTCGAGACCGCGCAGGGCAGGTGGCTGGACCTCGTAGCATCTAGCCAGTACGGCCTCCAGCGGGCTCCGGCGGTATATGCGAAAGGCACCGTTCGACTCACCGCCCAGCCCGGGTTTGGGCCGTACACGATCCGAGAGGGCCAGCTGTGGTTTGCGACAGCTTCGGGCCTGCGGTTCCTGGGCGTGTCTGGAGGCACGCTCCCCCAGGGCGGTACCCTCGACGTAACGGTGCAGGCCGAGCGCCCGGGTGCTGCGTACAACGTAGCAGCCAACACAATCACCACAATGATCACGCCGCTGCCCGGAGTGACCGTAACCAACCCCTCGGGCTGGCTCCTGGTAGCTGGGGCAGACGAGGAGCCTGATGACAGGCTACGCCAGAGATGCCGCGCCAGGTGGGCGGAGCTTGGGTATGGAGCCACCCGTAGAGCGTATGAGTTCTGGGCACTCCAGGCCCATCCGTCCGTTACCCGGGTGAAGGTTCGAGACCAGCACCCGCGTGGACAGGGGACCGTAGATGTGGTGATCTACGGAGCGGGGGGCATCGGAGCAGAAGTAGTCGCTGCTGTGGACGAATTCATTCAGCAGAGGCGCCCCATCACGGCCGATGTGAGCGTTTACGCAGCCACCGCGGTGCCGGTGTCTGTTGAGGCAACTGTTTGGGTGAAGAGCGGCTTCCGCGCCTCAGCGGGGCTGCGCGCTATGGAGAACCTGCAGCGCTACAACCAGACGATCGGCATCGGGGAAACTGTGTACAGAGCCCAGATCATCGAGCTGCTGATGGAGCCGCCCGGGGTCGTAAATGTGGTCCTATCGGAGCCTGCCACCGACGTGGCCATTGCTGAGACCGAGGTGGCCGACATGAGCGCCACCCTAACTTGGCAAGAGGTGTAATATGCCCGATGATCCAGGGCTCTACAGCCGCTATGCGCTAGACCTTGCGCCGCCCTGGTTGCGCGCAGAGCGCGGCGCGCAATGGCTGGGAGCCCACGGAGAAACCCTGGACGCCCTGGTGGAGCGCCTGGTTAGCGCGGTAGCGGCGCACCTCGTGGACACGGCACCGGAGGATGCCGTTCCTGTCCTGGGCCGCGAACGAGGCATCGTTAGGATCCCCGAGGAAACGGAAGAGGCGTATCGTAAGAGGGTACAGGCTGCCTGGGAAATATTGCAATGGGGTGGCACTAGGCGAGCGGTCGAAGAAGTGTTTCGCCTGTTGGGCTATGAAGAGGTTGTGGTAACTGAACTGTGGACCGTCGACAGGCTCAGATGGGCCGAGTTCGGGATATTGATTACAGCGGGGCCGCTCGTAGGTGGAACTACCTGGGATGCCGACGCATCTTGGGATAGCGATGGGGTTCAATGGGACGCCTTGCTCATGGAGAGCCTGACAATGGAGCAAGTAATAGCCTTGGTCAACGAGGTGAAAGCAGCACACTCCAGGCTTGTCCAGATCACGCATATTATGGGAGGGTTTATTTGGGACCACAGCACATCCTGGGAAGGTTACCCCAACGACCCTAACGCTCGTTGGGACGGCGACACGGTGTGGACCATATAGGAGGTGCAAGATGCCGCAGAGCTTGGTTGACGCGCCGGCGGAGTGGCGGGACGCGATTGTAGTACCGGCGCCTGGTGATTCTGTAGCAATAGTAAAAGATTCAACAAAACCATACAGCCTGTTTCACGCCCTTTCTGCCCTTGCGAAGCGTACCAGGTGGTTGCGAGGACTACTGGAAACCCACAACCACGACGACAGGTACGCGCCGCTGAACCACCACCATGATGACAGGTACTACACAAAATCCGAAGTCGATGCCAGGCGAACCACAACCACCTGGGCCAATGTCATACCTGGGGCGCCATCCTCCCCGGATGGGGTGTATGTGCAATTTACTGCACCCTCCCCTGGTTATTACCTCCTCGAGGGTCGTGCGGTATGGCAGTGCTGGGGGGAGATGGACTGGCAGCGTGAATTGTGGGTTGGCGGGAATCGCGTCTACACCGATACACGGCATACCGACACTAGTGGTGGCGGCCCAGAGTTCTCCGGTTCTTGGGCCGACCAAAAGATCGTTTACTTGCAGGCGGGGACGTACGTTGTGAAGTACGTAATAATCGTGCGGATAGCGTGGGGGGGGGGATCTTTTGTGGGGCACAGTATGGTTAAGGTAACGATGCTGTAGCCACGCGAACCGAGAATCTGCGCGTGGACTACATGGGGGTGCAGGAATGCCGCAGAATCTAATTGACACACCACCCGATTGGCAGGACGAGATTGTGGTGCCAGCACCGGGCGAGCCTGCGGCGGTGGCCAACGATCCTGCCAAGCCGCATAGCCTGTTCCACGCTCTTGCTGCCCTCGCGAAGCGAACCCGGTGGCTGCGAGGGGGGTTGGAGGCCCAGTTAAACCACCACCACGACGACAGGTACGCTCCGCTAGGCCACCACCACGATGACAGGTATGCGCTGCTAGAGCACAACCACGACGACAGGTACTACACCAAAACCGAAGTTGATGCCCAGCGGGGGCAATGGGCGACCTTGGTACTGGGTTCGGCGGGTACTTTTACGCCTTACGTAAGCCTGACCGTCAACATCCCCGCGGCTGGCAACTATCTTCTCGAGGGGCATGCCTTGTGTTCTTCTAATGGTGATATAGACTGGCGGCGTAGATTTTGGGTAAATAGCACAGTCGTTTTTGACAGAACGACGAGAAAAAGCATGATCTTGGATTACTGGATCGACAAAGTGGTTGTTAGCATATCCTCGGCTGGTAGTTACACGTTTCAGTATGCCCCACACGGGATATCAAGAATAGAGGGAGCCACGACCTACGGCCCAACTTGGTTAGGGGACATCCTGCTGAGAGTCGGTCGCATATGATGAAGCGCACAAGCGAACCGCGAATCCGCATCGTTGGCGACCTCCACGTGGGCTCGATGTGGGGTCTGTGGCCCCCCAACTTCAGCTATGCGGGCCAGCCCTATCCACAGAATCCTTGGCAGGTGTATCTATGGCAGGCCTGGGAGCGCGGCTGGAAGACTCTCCCTAAGCCAGATGTTCTGGTGTTGAATGGCGACCTGATCGATGGTAGCCAGCCCAGGGCTGGCGGAGCTGGCACCGTGAGCCCCGAACTGGACCTTCAGGAAGAAGCACTACTCCAGGTTCTCGCGCCAGTACGTGCCGGGAAAGTGTTCGTCACTATGGGCACCGCGTACCATGAGCCGCACAGGCTATCCACCGTGGCGCGCTTGGTGGGGGCCCAGGAAGTAGCAGGACGCCACGTGTTGCCCGAATGTAAGCTTCGCGTGCGCAACCCCGAGGTGCGCATTGTGGTTCGCCACCACCCCGACGGCGGGAACGCGCTATACACGGGCACCATACTAGAGCGAGAGGCGGTGAAGGCTATCCGCGCCTGGGCAGCGCGCATGCTGGATGAGCGGCACGACGTGATTGTGGTGAGCCACGTGCACTTGATTGCCTGGGAGTATACGCCAGACCACGTGCTGGTTGTGATTACACCCACATGGTGTGCTCAATCTGAACAGTCCATGGTGCGCAGGCGTTACACCTGGCTTCCACGGGTGGGGTGGGTAGATCTTGTGGTTCGAGGACCAGGAGCAGCGGGCGTAGTGGTAGAACCATACCTCGTAGAACCACCGCTAAAGGAGCGAGAGGTACCATGGGTAGACCTATGAAGAACGAGTCCGCCAGTGGTGACTTCGCCCTTGTGGAGGCGATCAAGCAGTTTGTGAATCGCGCTGCGGGCCAGGACTATCCGACCACCAGAGAGCTAGCCCGCGCGCTGGGTTGGAGCCACGAGAGAACTCGCGAAGTACTGCGGGCTATGGCCGAGCGCGGGATGATCCGTCCTGTACCCGTATGGCGCCCCTCCCTAGACGGGAAAATGCGCCCTAGTATGGGCTATATGTTCGTAGAGCGACCAGAGGCTTCAGGGGCTTCCCCGAGCACCCGGGCCAGCCCGGGCCCTGGGTAGGGACGCTGGGCCTCTGTATTTTACTTGCGGGGGCGTGCTATAACCAAAATGATGCCAAGGCTTAGGGGTTTATGGTTCAGTAGCCTGCCTAGTGAAGGCCTCCCAGGCGAGTTCCGCGTTTTCCCGCTGGGCCGCGTGGAGACCGACCTGGGTACTTTTCTGTTTACGCGCGAGGACGCGGAAGAGCTGATGCGTCGCTGGCAGCGCAAGGGGACTCAGATCTCGATCGACTACGAGCACCAAGCCCTCGAGGGCCCTCCACCAGCGCCCGCAGCGGGATGGGCAGACCTTGAGCTCCGCGAGGATGGGCTTTGGGCAGTACGCGTGACGTGGACCCAGCGCGCCGCGGAGTTTCTGCGTCAGCGCGAGTACAGATACATTAGCCCTGTTTTCATCACGGAGCGCCGAAGGGACGGTGAGCACATTGTGGAGCTCGAAAACATTGCACTTACAAACATTCCCGCCACTCACCGCCTGGAGCCCCTTGTAGCACGCGCGGTGCCGTTCCGCTCTACCCGCGTGGTAGAGCGCGAGAGCTGGGACGCCGATGAAGCGGAGTCCCGTGTGCGCAGGTGGGCGAGCTCGGACGGTAGTGGTGAAAAGGAAACGATCGACTGGGAGAAGTACCGCCAGGCATTCGCCTGGTTTGATGACGCGGACCCAGAGAACTTTGGAGCCTACAAACTCATTCACCATGACGTTGTCGACGGTGAGCTGGTCGTGGTAAAACCTGGAGTGCAGGCTGCAGCAGCGGTCCTGCAGGGTGCTCGCGGTGGGGTGGACATTCCGGACGAAGATCTGGATGCCGTGCGGGGCCACATCGCGCAGCACTATCACCAGTGGGACGAGGAGGCTCCCTGGGAGCGCGACTCGAAGGAGGCTGACATGAACAAGATCGGAGCGGAAGTAGAGCAAGAACTCTTGCGCCTCACGGAGGCCGCAACTCCACATGAGGCGCTCGGTGTGGTTCTAGCGTGGAAGCGTGCGCGTGACGAGGTCGAAACCTTGGCACGCCGCGTGGCGGAGCTGGAGGAGGTTATCCGTACTCGCGACGTCGAAGAACTCGTCCGTACTGGGCTGGCAGAAGGCAGGCTAACGCCAGCCATGGAAGAGTGGGCCCGCGAGCTAGGGCGCCGCGACGTCGAGTTGCTGCGCGGCTATCTACGCGCGGCCCCGCGGTTTGTGGCCTCCACAGTACCCCAGGAGCCACCCGCAGAGGTTACCCCGGAACAGTTCGTAAAGATGAACTGGACCGAACGGGCCGAGCTATACAGCCGTAGCCCGGAGCTCTACAAGAAACTGACCGAGACCATCAAGAACAAGGGGTGAGGTACTATGCCGGTCACCGTACGCAGTAACCTGATCGTTCCCGAAATCCTACAGGAGGCAGTTCGCGGGGAATTCGTGGGGGTCACCGCCCTGCTGAACTCGGGGGCTGCTGCCGTATCAGCGACCCTACCAGACTCCGCAAGGGGCGGGGATGTGCTGAAGGTGCCCTATTTTGGCACCATCGGTGAGTACGAAGACGTGGCTGAGGCAGTTGCTCTGACTCCCGCGAACATTGTGATGACGTCAGAGACAGCCACAGTACAGCACTCGGGGAAGGCAATTGAGATCACACAATGGGCCCAGATCGCTGCTGCGTATGCGGATCCGTACGCAGAACTAGCACGCCAGCTGCGTGTGGGGTTCGAGCGCCGCATGGACCGGGCCCTGATCGATGCTGCGAACACCACCGACCTGGTTCACGACGTCTACAGCGCCACCAACCCGCGGACGCTGAACTGGGACGTGGTAGTCGATGCGCGGATGCGGTTCGGCGACGAGCAGGAAGACCTTGCTCTGCTTGTGGTCCACTCGAAGGTTCTGGGCGACCTGCTGAAGCTGAAGGACGGCGACGGGCGCCCGCTCCTGGTGAATGACCTGCAGGCGGAAGACCGCGTCGCACGGTTTGCGGGGGTGCCTGTGAAGGTCAGCGATAGGCTGGCCCCGGAGTCCACGAACCCTCCGCGGTATACGTCGTTGCTTCTCAAGCGTAATGCACTAGCCCTGTGGTATAACGGCTCTCCCGAGGTGCAGGCTGATCGCGACATCCTGCGTGATACGCAGGTTGCGGCGGTGCACGTGTACTGGATTGCGCATCGCTACAGCCGCGCGCCTGGTTCGACGCGCACGGGTGTCGTGAAGGTCGTGCACAACTAGGGTGACGGCCAATGGGCATCGGAACGCTGAGACGTCACTACCCCACGGCAGCAGCTGAGCCTCAGGGGGTAACTACGCCCCCTGAGGCCACAGCTACAACGCCGCTGCCGGAGGGTCTTCCGTTCAGGGAGAGGCTGGAGGCTGCAGGCTATCGCAGCCTTGAGGATCTCCGTGCGGCAAGCGAGGAGGAACTGGTCACCCGCGGCCTGACTCGTAGGCAGGCTGCGCGAGTTATTGAGGTGCTGCAAGAACTAGACTAGGAGGGGGTGCTATGTACACGAAAGCAGGGATTGCTGCTGTTGCCCTTGTTGCCATTGTGGTCCTTGTAGCGGCTCCGGCCTGGGCTCCCTCGCGGCCCCCGACAGACCTGGGAGAACCCGCGGCGTTCGGGGTGGCCTTTCTGTGCGGCGTGGTGCTGAAGTACTACGACTATGTGCCGGAAGACCAAGATTACTGGCGAGCTGTCAGCCTCCACGTAGACACAGAGGAGCAGTGGTTTGCGCTGCTAGTGTGGCCTGCCCCTGGGGCAAACGAGCTCGAGTTCTGGGTGGACCGCGATCGCGATGGAACCCCGGACAACTACGAACGCTTGACCAACAGCGAGTTTGAGGCTAAGTACACGTGGAGTGCGTGTACCATCATGGAACGCCTGGGGGTGCGCTGATGGACGAGCGCCTTAAGAACATCATTAGGGTCGTCGTTGGCGCGGCGATTGTGGTTGGCTCGGTGTGGGGTGTGACTGACTTCACGCTAGACCAAAGCACAGCAGAGGTCGTGCGCGCAGTTGCGGTGTTGCTGCTGGTTCTGTATCACAGGTTCCGTCCTGCACCGTGATGTCGTACGCCACGCGCGAGGACCTAGAGCGTCTGGCGCTGCCCGCGGCTGCGCTAGTGGGCATCTCCGCGGCAGACCAGGACGCAGCTCTCGAGGCAGCGAGCGACCTGGCGGATAGCTATCTGCGAGCTCGATACACTCTACCGTTGGAGAGCTGGGAGGACGACCTGCGCAGGGCAGTAGCAGCCATCGCCGCGTACGACCTGATGGTGCGCCGCGGTTTCAGCCCGACGGGTGCAGACGAGCAGCTGCGGCTCCGTTACGAGGATGCCCTGCGGTGGCTAGAGCGTGTGTCCGCAGGGCAGTTACATCCCCACATCGTGGACTCTAGCCCAGAGCCAGAGACCACGGAGCCCATCGGATACAGCGCACCGCTGCGGGGGTGGAGCGAGTGATTGCTGTGTTGGAAGGAGGGGAGGTGCTCAAGTGAAGCTATACACCATTCCAGAGTTGGCGGAAATGCTCAAGTGTGACCGTCTGTGGTTGTACAAGCTAGCCGCTCGTGGAAAGCTACCCGCGGTCAGGATTGGGAGGCTGGTACGAGTACCCGAGCCATGGCTGCTGCAATGGATGGAAGAAAGCGCTGGCCGCCGACCTAATGGCAACGATAAAGGAGGTCCAGCTGAGACCACAGAACCCATCGGCTACACCACGCCGTTGCGGGGGTGAAGCGATTGATCGCTGTGAGTGGCACATGGTCTGAGCTGCGCAGGGTGGTGGGAGTTCCTGCGCGCATCAGAGATCCGCGCTGGAGGCTGGGGCTCGTGCAGGCTGCCATGGAGGGAGCCCAGGGAGCCCTTGCGGACGGGTTTGCGACCGAGACAGACCCTTACGGTCGGAAGTGGCAGCCGAGCCGGCGCGCAGAACTGGAGGGCGGTCAAACCCTGAGCGACACGGGCAGGCTGCGCAGATCCTTCAGGTGGAGGGCACAACCCGACGGGTTCTGGCTGGGCACCGACGTCGTGTATGCGGCCGCGCACCAGTATGGTGCTGTAATCAGACCCAAGCACGGTCGGTATCTCATGGTCCCTGTGCTCGGCAGGGGCCGCAGGGGGCGTGCTCGTCCTATGGAGTGGCGCAGGGTGCGCGAGGTGGTTGTTCCGGTGCGTCAGATGGTACCCGAAGGTGATCTTGGCCCTCGGTGGGCAGGTGCTATACAACGCTCGGCAAATGCTTACATCAGGAGGACCTTGGGATGATCCAGGAGCTGTTTGAGGCGCTGGTTTCGAAACTACCCCCTGGCACGCCGCTGAAGCTGGGGGCGGAAGAATGGGAACGCCACACCTCTCCCCCGCTGATCGTGCTCATCCCGCGTGGTGTAAGCTTTGGGGCAGCGGTTGGGGGTGGTGGGCTCGTTCAGGGCTCCCCGGAGGGGCGACGAGTAGAGCGCTCGCTCCTCACGCGTGTAGAGACCTTCGAGGTGCTAATCTGGGGCAGGGACTACACAGAGGTGGAGCAGGTCAGCGACGAGTTGGTCCAGGCTCTCTGGGCGGAGACCCATGGGAGTCTCGGAGTGCTGGGAGGGGAGTGGGTGGAGGAAACTGGAAGTGTAACACGTCTGGGGCATGTTCTTAGGCTGAGGTTTGCGGTGGACCGCCCCGTGAAGAGGACGGAGAGGTGGGCTGTGCTAGAGAAGTGGGCCCGGGAGTGCCAGCTACAGTCCACCGTGTGAGGAGGTGACTCGATGCCGAGGCGCGACGAACGCGAGGAGTTCGAGGCTCGCAGGGAAACCCTGGATCGTGGAGAGTCCGTGGCTCGCAAGGAAACTGCCGAGCAGTTGCAACAGCGTCTTAGCACGCCCGCCTGGCTATTCGCCGCGGCGCAGGCTAAGTTCCGCTGGGCCGTGGGGCAGGAGCTAACTGAAGAGGAATACCGTGCGGCTGTAGAGGCTGCAGCACGAGAGGTGATCCGCAATGCCTAGACCGCCCATTCCCGATGTGTTCGTCACGGTGCAGGATGGCGCGCTAGGAATCTTACCACCGCCATCAGAGAATGTGCACCTAAAGGTCGGCGTAGCCACGAGGGGAGACGTCAACGTAGTTACACCAGTTAGCACGCTGCAGCAGGCAAAAGACCT